ATCAACGGTGTAGAAAAGCGTGTCGATGCAGTAGAATCAGAGACTGCAATTAAGAAGTCCTCAGACCTTGGCGGGTCTCAGGAAGTAACAATTAAAAAATCTAAATGGAACGGTTCTTTCCTCGGTTCCGTACAGGAAATTTTCAATTAAAAAAAAGGTAGGTAAAACTATGAGTAATGAAACATTAGAAAAGGCAGTAGCCGCTAATACTTCCGTAACCGCTGGCATGTCAGGTGCTGCAGTAGCAACATCTGGCGTACATATTGGTTCCGAGGGTGAGGGTGGTTTACTTAATCCAGAGCAATCAGCTCGATTCCTTGACTATATGTTCGATGCAACCGTAATTGGTAAAGTCGCACGTACAGTAAGAATGAAATCTGATACAACTGAACTTGATCGTATGTCCGTAGGCGAGAAGCTTATGAAACTTGCGACAGAAGCAGATGATACCGCAGCAAATAGCGCAGTATCATTCTCAAAGATTTCTTTGTCAACAAAGAAATTGCGCCTAGATTGGGAACTATCAACAGAGTCTCTAGAAGACAATATTGAGGGTCCAGATCTAGAAGATCACATTGCACGTATGATGGCAACACAGGCAGGAAACGATATCGAAGATGTAGTTCTTAACGGAAATGTATCTTTGACAGGCGATGCTTTGTACAAGTCATTTGACGGTATAGTAAAGAAAGCAAAGACATACGGACACGTTGTAGATGCTGCAGGAGCAAACGTAAGCCGCGCTGTATTTAACAATGCTCTTAAAGAGCTTCCACGTAAGTATAAGCAACGCCGTGGCGATCTTCGCTTCTTGGCAGGTTCAAACCTAATCCAAGATTTCTTATATGCTAACAGCATTGGTACAAACCAAACAATTCCACAAGATATTGCATCAAGCATTATCCGTGGAGCAACTGAGCCACTAGGTGGACCAGCTGGTTATGTAGCACCGTTCGCATTTGGTATTCCAATCATTGAAGTTCCTTTGTTAAAAGAGGCACAAGATGGTGACTATTCAGGAGAAACTGGAGATCACGGAGACATCCACTTGTCATTCCCAAATAACGTAGTTATTGGTATCAAGCGTGATGTAACTGTTTACAGATTCTTTTGGCCACGTAAGGACTCTATCGAGTACACAATGTATACTCGTGTAGGTGTTCAAATCGAGCAGGCAGATGCCTGGGTCGTAGTTAAGAATGTTAAGGTTGCTTCATAAGTAATCTTTAATAATTAAGTTGGGCCTGGCTATTGCTAGGCCCTTCTTTATTTAATACAAGCAGGCTCTTTCCCTTTAAGCCCTTTAATGCTATAATAAATATACTTAAACAAAGGAGATTATTGTGTCATTTGAGACATTAAAAATATCTGAACTAAAAAAAGTAGCCGAAGATTTCGGTGTAAGTACAGAAGAGTTAAAAAATAAGACGGACATTATTGCTGCACTTTCAGAAGAAGGCGTAACCTGGGCTGTGTATCAAAAAACAATTAAAGATATTGAAGATAATTTAGAGGAAGCTCCAGGGCAACCCACCAAGTTTGATCCAAAGAAAGAAATATCTGAAGATGATGTTCTAGTTAGAATGACTAGACCAAACTATAGATACGATATTTTAGGATTTACTTTTACGAAAGAACATCCATTTATTGCAATGAGTAAAGATTCAGCTCAAGCAATTTTTGATAAGGAGGAAGGTTTTAGATTAGCAAATCCAGCAGAGGTGCAAAGTTTTTACAGCTAATTAAAATCTAAACATGGCAGAAATTTATGTAAATAGTAACACCCCAATTAAAACAAAAATATATTGGGAGGGTGAACTTGTACAACCCACTAACGCTCCAACTGCTGCTATATATGATATTACAGAAGATCCCGCTATTAGTCCAGCAATTCTTCCAACAACTCTTTTGACAACAATTACGTCAACAGCCGTAGAAACAGACATAGGCACATATCAAATAGTTTTACCATTTTCTTATTCTGTAAGAAATAGGAAATTTAAAATTGTTTGGGCATATGTAGTTAGTGGAGTTGCTGGTACTCATACAGCATACGTTGATGTTGTTACCCCATATATAAATTTTGGTGACACTATAGATAATTTAAATTTCGGGTCAGATCCAACCGATCCAAACTATAAAACATATGCACAACTGCAAGAAGCAGAAAAATATGCACGTAAAATTATTGAAGAGTATACTCAACAAGAATTTTATTTATATGATGATATCGAAGTGGTATATGGAATGAACTCTGATATTCTTCCGCTTCCATATAAGATAGATACAATTTATGAATTGTATTCAAATGATATTTTATTGATAGATAACAATACAAGTCCTGTAACAAATAATTGGACATATACCCCAATTGTTTCAGAGACGGGATTTGGAATTAGAGTAGACAGAACTGATTTAATTGATAATACAGTTTATGTTGCTAATGGCATGGTGCCCCCAACAATTAATGACAACATAAACGGAGCTTTTTCAAAAAATGTTAGATACAAAGTTATTGGCAAGTATGGTTGGGAAAGAGTTCCAGGTAATGTTCAACAGGCCTGCATAGAATTAATGAAAGACTATTTCGGCAAAGATAACGTCTGGAAAAATAAATATATTAAAAACATTCAAACATTTGACTGGAAATTTGAATACAGTTCTGAAGTATATAGCGGAACGGGAAATGCATATGCAGACCAATTGCTTGCCCCATATGTTATAAATAGAATGGTTGTTATTTGATGCAAGACCTTATCCAGTCCGTTCTACCAATGAAACTGGATGTTTATAGACAAATAGACACACAGAATACAGATACAGGCGCTATTGTAAAAGAATGGTTATTTTATAAAACGGTTGATTGCCATGCCAAGGGAGTTATAAGTAACTCGGCAACTACTAGAAGTAGCGATAAACAAATATTTAATAATAAATATGTCAATGATCAAATTATTCAAGTTAGAACAGAAAACAGATTAACTACAAGAGAAAAAGTTACTAACATCCGCGACATGAGCGGAAATTATATTTGGGTCGAATTAGACTTTCCTACAGAAACACCAACAGTATTTGAAGTCATGGGAACTACTCCACTGACGGATCCCTTTGGAAAAGTAATTGGATACAACTCATCTATGAAGAGATCGGAGAACCAACAAATTGGACTCTAGCGCTATGTTAATGACAGCCGCCTCAGGTCTAGAAAGACTCATGGCTGGCACCCCTACTGTCGGAATTTTAAAAGATAGTAATGTGGCACAAATTTCAGCCGCCCTATATTATCAATCTAACGTTATTGCTAAATTAACAGCAAGCAATCAATTTAAAAATAGATTTAAAAAGACTATATATACTCAGATAAATAAAGACTTTGGACAATATATAGATGCTCAGGCTAGATCAAAGCCTAGAAGTTTACACCATGTTTATGAATGGAAAAAGGCTGGAGTTTCAACTGAAAGATTATTTAAATTAAATATGATAGATACTACTGGAATTTCTTTTAAAGTTAATTTTGAATTTAAGCCTTCTAAATCTTCAGTCCCAAGCTCAAAAAATAAACGCAGGCACGTATTTATTAGTAAAGCGTCTGTGATGGAGGCTGGAATGCCCCTAACAATTGCCCCAAGAGCCGCAGAGCGCCTAGTATTTCAAACTGATACTGGGACAGTCTTTATGCCCAAAGGGGCTTCAGTGACCGTTAAAAGGCCAGGAGGACCTGGTGTTAAAAATCAATTTACTTTATATTACAGCAGATGGTTTAGTGGTAATTTAGTAAACCTATCAATTAAAAGATCTGGATTTCAACAAATATTTAATTCGGCTATGGCTAAATCTTTAAGGCTACCAGCTTCAATTAAAAAGGTTCAATATAAATTCTCTCCAAATTCAATTAGACAAATGGCGGACTCTGCAGTAGAGGCATCGTTTGGAGGTTCAATGATATGACAGCTAACTATAAATTAGACGCTATGCTAGAACTAAGAAAGTTCCTTTGGAGTAAATTAAAGCTAGCCAGCATATTTGATGAGACAGATTATTACAGCGATAATATTGGAGATACAATAGTCCCAATTATTCCAGTTCAACAATCTGCTGAACTAAATCAATTTTTAAGTGGTAAGATGCACATAGTCTACGACAAAATAGGGATGTCATATGAAGACAACTGGTTGATATGCTGCGAACAGGTATTGTTTACAATATATTCCACAGACGTATCAGAAATTAATGAAATTAGAAATTTTATGACTGACCAGTTTAGAAGAATGGACGCTTCGGCTAAAGACGTAAATGGGTTCGCCACCCTCTCTAATAAATTTAAATTCCACAGTATTTTTATAGCCGATATTTCCCCAACCGCTCCATCAGAGGAGCTGCAGGGGTTTTTGTCGGCAGACGTAATACTAGAGGTAAAATATTCTAGAATTACAGACACTGTAGGCCGATTTTCATAATTTGCCTTATAGCCCAAAATAGCCTATTATTGGACATGAGGAAAGAAAAGCCTAGCCAGCTTAGATTTTTTAAATATATATATATTTAATACAGGAGGAAAATAAACTATGGCACAATCCGTAGGTAATGCTAAAAATATTCTTGTTGGTGCATCTCCATTGTTCTTGTCAACAATTGACGTGAACGATGCAGATTACATTCAGAATGCAGTTCCAGGTACAGCAATTGGTGCTGGAGCTGGTAATGCAGCTATTCCAGCTTTTGCACCAGGAGTATCATACACAGACTCACTAAATGCAGTGGATCAAACAGCAGGAAAGTTTGGATACCGTAACGTTGGTTTTACTAACAATGGTCTCCAGATTACATACAATCCAACATATGATTCAGTAACCGTAGATCAGTTACTTGATACAGCTAAGCTGTTCAAGTCTGCTATGGAGGTTATGATTGCAACAGAAATGTCAGAAGGTACACTCGAGAATATCGTAGCTGTATTTGGACAGAACGCATCATCTCTAACATCAACAGGATCTACAACAACAAAGCAAGACATCCTTGGTCTTGAAGCAGGTTCTTTAGGAGCAGCCCCAACAGAGCGTCAATTAGTCGCCGTTGGCCAAGCCCCTACATCATCTTCAACAAGCTCTGAGCGTGTGTACTATGCACGTCGAGTATTGTCTGTACAACAGTCACAATTCTCACTTGCCCGTACCACTCCAACTACATTTCCAGTGACTTTCCGTCTTCTACCAGATGCTAACTATTCTGGCCAAGAATACGGCAAGATTATTGACCGTGTACTAGTAGTATAATAAATTTAATTTATTAATAGGACCCCCAAGAAATTGGGGGTTTTCTATTTGTGTTAGTAATACGGTTTTGTTATAATAATTAAGACTATCCAAGGAGGATATAAATTGGCTACAACCATATATAACGTAGAAGAAATAGAGCTCCAAAACGGAGCAAAGGTTAAACTAAAACCTTTGACAATCAAAGAGCTAAGAAAGTTCATGGCTGCGATTCAAAAGACATCTGAGTCAAAAACAGAAAATGAAACATTAACAATACTTATTGATGCCTGTGCAGTGGCATTAGAAAAACAATTACCAGATTTGGTAAATGATCGAGATGCATTAGAAGATGCTCTAGACGTCCCCACAATCAATCGCATACTTGAAGTATGTGGTGGGATTAAGATGGACGACCCAAACCTTCTAGCGGCAGCGGTTCTGGCTGGTCAGAACTCGATTTAGCCGCATTGCTAGGGGAAGTTTTTCTTTTAGGTAATTGGAAAAATTACGAAGAACTAGAAGAAAGTCTTTCAATGCCAGAGTTAATACAAACATTTAAGTCTATGCAAAAGACTGAAGAAGAAAAAAGAAAATTCTTGGCTTCTCTAC